GCGGGGACGGTCGGCTCGATCGCGCAGTCGATCTTCCGCATCGGGGCGGTGACCGGCGTGGTTGGGGGTCTGTTGGGGCTGGGAGGCCTCTTCGGCATCGATCGGATGGCCTATGGCGTCGCGGCGGGGCGGCGCTCATCGCTCGGCCTAGGCCTCGGCTACGGCCCGCAGCAGTCCTTTGGCGCGAACTTCGGCCGGCTGGTCGATCCCGAGTCGTTCCTGTCCGCCGTCGCCGGGGCGAAGTTCGACGTTAACCAAAGGGTCGGCCTCCTCGGCGCCGGGCTGACGCAGGCTCAAATTAACGGCGATACCGCGCAGACCGCCGTCGCGTTGCTCGACAACCTTAAACGGATCGCCGACACCACCAATCCGGCTCTTTACGGTCAAGTCATCCAAGCCCGCAGGATGGGAAATTTCGTTTCCACCGAAGACTTGAACCGCCTCCACCAGACATCGGCGGCTGAATATCAGCAGGTGCGCGCAGGGTTTTACGCGAACGTCGGGAAGAACAACGTTCCCGGAGACGTACTCAAGGGCTGGCAGGACTTCACGACGCAGTTACAGAACGCCGGCAACTCGATCTTCAACACGTTCGTTCGGGGATTGGCCCCGCTCGCTCCGGGTCTGACGCGGCTGTCGGACGCGGCCGAAAAGACAATCCACAGCTTCATGGCGTCGCCCGCGCTCGGGGATTGGATCAAGAAGGTCGACGTCGGGCTCGAGAAGTTCGCCGGCTACGTCGGCACGCCGGAATTTCAGAAGAGCGTCGAATCGTTCGTCGAGGGACTTTCGAAACTCGCCTCAACGGTATGGCGGTTCGTCCAATGGTTCGGCGGCGGGACGGGCGGTGCGCACGTCGCGGACCGTGCCAAATGGGCGCGGCTTCACGGTATGGGCCTCGAAACGTCAGGGGAGATGCGCGCGCGCCGGGCGGCCGGAACGGAAACCGCGCTCGGGCAACTCGGCCGCATCTTCGGGATCGGCGGCGGCACGATGACGATGGATCAGCTCATGGGCGTCGTCCGCAAGTCCGAGGCGAGCGGCGACCAAGCGGTGAGCCCAGCGGGCGCAATCGGCCGCTACCAGATCATGCCGGGGACCGGGGCGATGTACGGCGCGAGCCCGCAGCAACTCATGGACCCGGCGACGAACGAGGCGGTGGCGCGGAAGTATCTCGCGTCGCTGGTCCAGAAGTACCACGGCGACACGCAGAAGGTCTTGGCCGCTTACAACTCCGGGCCGGGACGGGAGGACGCCGTTCTCGCCGGCAAGTCACAGATGCCGGCGGAGACCGCGCGCTACGTCGACCGCGCAAAGGGGCTTGACGGCTACGCGCCGACGGTGGTGACCATCGAGACCAAGGCCGGGGCCGATGTGGCGGTCAGTATCAACGGATTGAAAAACTAGCCGTTTGGGTGTCTCATCTGGTGGATCGCCTCGCTCCGCTCTTTCAGCCACTTGTCTTTGGCGCGATCCAGCATCATCGGATCAAGCGCAAACGCGATGCCTTCGCGTGTGAGCCAGTTCCAGCCGAACTCGGCGTGACAATAGCCAAGTTGGCAAAGCTCACCACGGCCCTGCTTTGAGGGAATGTCGCCGTCCTCAGTGGGGCCGAATAGGAACAGCTTTTCGAATACTTCCTGCGCGGCGCTCGACATTCCAAAAATAGTTTCACGAACGGTCATGTGCGATTCTCCCTGTTGCGTGCTAAGGATAGCGCGACCGTTCCGAGGACGCCACCGTGGGAATCTCCGCCGGCTACGATGCCTTCCGTCTCAGCTTCGAGATCAGCCCGATCATCCTGACCGGCGGCATCGCGACGCTGATTCCCGGCGGCGCTCTTCCAATAATTTCCGTCACGGAGAGCCTAAACTTCGTCGACGGCCTTCTGTCTGGTGGCGAAGACCTCGACCTCGACGACTTCTTCGCGCACTTCGTTCCGATTCCCGGTTCGTCCCTCATCGACCAGCAGGTCGCGAAATACCCGCTGGCGAATCAGACCGTCGCAGCGAACGCGGTGATCACGCAGCCGCTCACGATCTCTATGAGAATGATTTGCCCGGCCAAGGGTCCGGGCGGCTACGCGACGAAGCTCGCGACGATCATGGCGCTGCAGGCGGTCTTGAAGCAGCACAATGCTTCTGGGGGAACCTACATCGTCGCGACGCCGTCCTATTTTTACACGAACTGCCTCATGGTCGGGATGAAGGACACGTCGAACAGCGGCAGCGCGCAGGCGCAGAACACATATCAACTCGACTTTGAGCAGCCGCTTTTGACGCTCGCCGCCGCGCAAGCCGCGCAAAATAATCTGATGTCGCAGATCACGTCGGGCGTGCCGATTAACGGCGTGCCTTCTTGGAGCGGCCTCGGACCACCGACCGGAAATCCACAAAGCATCGCGGCAGTTGGAACCATCCCCGCCGCATCAAACACGGCTGGGACCGGCATCGGCGTGCCGCTCATCGGAGGTCCGTCTTGACCACCTTCATCAACTTCACGCCGTCGGCCGTCCAGCCGTTCCAGTTCAGCCCAACGCTCGACGGGCAGCAGTACAACGCCATCATCACCTGGAACATCTTTCGCGGGCCGAACAACGCGACTTTCGGATTTTATCTGAATTTGTACGATTTGAGCGGCAATCTGATTGTCGCGCGCGCGCTGTCTGGAAGCGCCATCGGCCTAAACCTTCAAGCGTTATCGTGGGCGAACGGCATCGTGACCGGCACGACAGTCACTCCGCATAACTTCAAAATCGGCAAGTCCATTCCGCTCGCGATAACCGGTGCAGTACCCGATGGCTTCAATGGCGTCGCGCAGTGCTACATCATCAGTCCGACGAGTTTCACCTTCCCGCTCGCAACAAATCCGGGCGCGGCGACTGCGTTCGGATCGGCATCATACGATGTCGACTTAACAGGCGGATATTTTGTCACATCGCGGATCGTTTACCGCGCGCCAAACAGACAATTTGAAATCTCACCTTAATGTCTGCTCCGCTTGCAATCTCTGCAGGAAACGCCAGATCGCCTTATAGCTTCCGATTCCTGTCAGTGCGATCTGGTGGGCGTTGAGTCCGCTTCGGTGAAGTTCGATGATCCGATCGTACCAACCGGGCGCTTTCTTTCGATAGCGACGGGATACCTCCCGCGTTGTTCCGTAATCGTATTTGCACGATGTGCATCGGCGCTGATTGCGCCTGATCCGATAGACCTTGGAACACCCGCATCTCGGGCAGCACTCATTCTCCAGACCCATGTTCGCCTCTGATGTTCGGTCATCCCTGTGGCTGCGCTGAGAAGATCAAGAAGTTGGCGCATAGTAGCATCGACGTTTTGCCCGCGGCATTTGAACATAAACGTTAATTCACTGCGTCCTCGATCTACATCTAAACAGGCATCAAGCATCAATAGAGCGGCGTTCCCCATCGACTTCTGAAAATCGCGCCTCCGCATCATTGATGTGTATTGGCGTTCGGTAAGATCACCGCGTTTCTGATAGTGCAGACCACCGCGCGGTTCCGACCAATCAATGCTGACGTTTGGCTGGATCGCCGCCGCCTCCATATCCCACTGCCAAGACCGGCCGGCGCGGAGTTGAAGCGCGGTGATCTTTTTTTCTGCATAAAGCTGCATGAGAATGTCGCGTTCGGATGGCGCGACAAGCTTACCGCCATCTTCGGATTGATAATGCTCTACATTGAATTGCTGCCGCTCTGCCACATCAGCCATTGGGAAAGGCTGGTCTGCAAAGTCAGGTTTGTTGTCCCTCGGACGGTTTGCTAGATATTGCGCAACACTCTCAGCCAACGCCGACTCCATCGGGGTCCGTGGCGACTGCGGCTTCTGTGTGCGCTTCTGCCTCTTCCACCATCCGGGATGATCGGCCATGAACTGCTCCCATTGGGCGGGGAGCATGTCGCCCTTCAGATTATTGCACTCTCTGCAGCACGGCACTAGCTGCGTGCCGCCAGCGGACGCGGGTACATAATGATCGCGCGTCGCGGCGACGCGCGAATGCGACGAAGTCCTCTCCATGAGTCGTTTGCAATAAGTGCACGGAAGCCCCTCGCCTTTGCGACCGCGAAGATTGAGCGGCGGCTCAACAAAGAAAAATGTTTTTGCTCCGGTGTTGCGGTCGATCTCTTTATAAAGAGGCTTGCGACCGTGTCCGTGCCGCGACGTTCTAGTGCCCATAGAGAATCCTCACCATCGCCAGTTCCAAGAAACTCGCCGCCATCGATGGCCGGCGATAACAAAGCGCCGCAAGCAGGAAACAGCAGGCGGTAGCCATCAGACACTCTCTGTCCAAGGACGATCTTCCGTGCCGAGCATCGGCTGATCAAAAGATATGCGAGGCCCGGCGCCATCGTATTTTAGGGGCAGCGTTTTGAAATGCTTGGTGATGTACCTCCCAACAGCATCGTTTAGGTCGCCGACTGCAATATCGCCGGACAGCAGACCCACAATCATGTCCTGACAGACATCCGCGCGGATGTGCTCGGGCCAGCTATCAGGAACGGCACCATTGACCAGCAGCACGAGATCGCGAGCACCGTCCGGCTTTTCGGGATCGTGCGCCATGAACGGATAAAATAATTGCTTGCTGCGAGCGATACCGCGTTCACGGTCGCGATAGTCTTGGCCCGCATTTTCGTGAGTCGATATGCGCCATTCGGCGCAGTCAATGCGGTCGCTAAATCGGTCAACGCGCTGCAACTCCCAACAATGTTGGCCACCGACCATCTTCACATATTCGGTTAGTCCCTCGATATTTTTGGTGACCGACGGATTGTCGTACAGGCGCCACAGAAAACTCCAAAGATGAGGCTTACTCGGCGGTCTCAGCGGCCCGCAGAGCTGCGAAAAGGCGGCGTTATTTACGAGCTTGAGACCATCGCTCATAGTCTCCGCTTCCGCCGCCATCATCAGTAATATAAAATTCCACATGCGATGAGCGCGCCCGCGGTTCATGGCGCCGCGATAAAGCAACAGCGGCGCAAATGTTTTTTCGATGCCCGGTCGGATGATCAGGTCCGACAGATAGTTCATTCCGGGATTTGTTGCCGTTCCCGTAGAATACCAATGGTAAGGGCCCTTGCTCGAATTGAGCGCGCGAATCTGCTCCGGGCTCCGCTCGATGCGCGGCTTGCTTTGACCCCCAGGGACTCCGAAGTGAAGTCGAAACCAGCCGCGCGTTCCGGTTTGGCGACCAATGCGATTGTGGATAGCCTCAACGCGCCCGCTTTCCGTTAGCGGGCCTGGCGCGATCCAGATGCCGCGAGCAATCTCGCGTTCCTGTGGCGTTATTTCTATGCTCGGCATGGTCTTAAGTCTCCCTTGCGCTCCGGCCGATCAAGCCTGGAACGCGGTTCAAGGGTCACATCGCTGCGACACCGGGCGCAAGGAAGCAGGGGAAGTGGTGCCGCGTTCTGGGTCGCGTTGATCGCCGCGATGTCAGTTATGGTATAGAAGGACAGAATAGAAGTCCAGCGGGGCTGATTTGCGCTACTACAGGATCGTCATTACTTCGGCCTCGGGAGACGTAATTTCCCCACCCGGATTCGCCGGTCTTCTGGGCGGGGCGACCTACACGAGTTTCGTAAATAATCAAACACTTCCAGAGGCTTGGGACATTGAATTAGATATTCCCGTCATCGACGCGGCGACCAGTCAAGGCTTCGCGAACGCGCGCGTTTGGGGGATTTCCAATCAAGAAATCGGGCAGGCGAACAACCTCAACGGCAAGAACATCGCGATCTATGGCGGGATGCAAAAGGGGCTTCCGCTTGCGAACCCGGCGCAGTCCGGCCTGCTCGTCCAGGGGAACATCTTCCAGTGCTTCGGCAACAACATCGGGGTCGACCGGACGCTCGACTTCGTCATCCAGCCCGGAACGGCGACCGCGAGTGCGCCCGGCGGGACGGGATCGCTGAAGACGCCGAAGAACATCGTCCTCCTTTGGAAGGCCGGGCAGACGCTCGCGACCGCGCTCGCCACGGCCTTATCGACGGCCTTCCCGGGCGTGCAGCAGCAAATCTCGATTTCCGCGAACCTCGTGCGCCAGGCCGACGACGTTCACGTCGTGCCGACGCTCGAACTTTTGGCGCAATACTGCCGACAGGCCAGTTTTGACATCGTCAAGACGTCCGGCTACGCGGGCGTCAGCATCACCTATTCCGGGAACACGATCTCGGTCTCGGACGGCACGTCGGGGACCGCGGTGGCGGGGACGACGCAGATCGCGTTTCAAGACCTCATCGGACAACCGACCTGGATCGAGGCGCCGAACATCCAACTTAAAACGGTGATGCGCGCCGATCTCGCGGTGGGGAACCAGATCATGCTGCCGCCGACGCAGATTATCAACACGCAGCAGGCTAGTTCGGCGCTCGTGAACCAGCAGGTTTCCTTCCAGGGCGGCTTCAGCATCGTCAGCCTTCGGCACGTCGGCCACTTCCGGCAACCGTCCGCTGATGCGTGGGTGACCGTCATTGAAGCGGCGCCGAATCAGGTCGCGGCGGCCGCATGAGCAGTTCGCAGAAAGTCCCTGTCGCGCGGTCGCTCGAACTCTTCGCGAACCGCAAGGTCCGCGGCGCGCTGGCAACCTTGGGCCAATCGCTCCCGGCGACGGTGGTGTCGATTACCGGGGGGATCGTCACGGTCAAGTTCGCGCTGACGTCGCCTTACACGCTACCGAACGTGACGGTCCCGATTGTTGGGTCGGAGTACGTCCGCCTCCCGATCCAGGCAGGGTGCCCCGGCTTCGTCATGTCGGCCGACGCTTATCTCGGCGGCATGTCCGGCCTCGGGGGAGGAACCGCGGACCTTTCCCCGCGCGGCAACCTCTCGATGCTGGTCTGGACGCCGATCGGCAACAAGGCGTGGCAGGCGGTGATCGACGCCAACGCGATCGAGCTTTACGGACCGGACGGCGGCATCATCCGAACCGCGGACAAGACGAGCATCGTGAGAGTTTCGTCCGCCGGCACTACGGTGACGCTCCCCGTCGGCGGCAATTTCGTGGTAAGCACGTTGCCGGTTGCCCCGGGACCGCCGGGGACGCTTTGGAACGATGGTGGCCAAGTGATGGTATCGTGAAATGCGAACTTTTGGCCGCGTGGTCAATCCAGACGGAAGCAAGTCGTGGGTGGAAGTCACCACCGATGCTAACGGTTTTGATGACGCCGTGTGGATCACCACGCTTTGCCAAAACTTCCTATTGAATCTCAACGAGTCTCCGTTCGACGCCAACTGGGGATTGCCAGCGCAGCAATCCGTCCTTCAGCAGGTCCAGCCTGACTATTACGTCGCGCAGATTCAGCGGCAGTTTGCGCAATACTTCGCGAGCCTGATCATCTCCAAGGTGCCCGATGTGACAACGCCGACCTATAACGTGGCAGTGACCACAAATCAGGGCTCAAAAATTATCGTCCAGGTGCCGACATGAGCAACACGGACTTCGAGTTTCCGGTCGTCATCACGTCGGCTGGGGTCCAACCGACGCCGCCAGCGACAATTCTCGCCGAACTTATCGCAAACGTCAGCGCAACGAATCCTGGATATACGGCAGTTTTGCCCGGATCATTGATTCGCGATGTGTCGACTACGGAGGTCGGCGGCATCGCCCTGATCGACGCGGCGCGGGTCGAGACGCTGAACTCGATCTCACCCTACGCGGCGAACGACTTCCTGCTCTTGGAGCTCGGGCAAATCTATATCGGGCCGGGGGCGGCTCCGGGCGTCCCCACGAACACGTCGGTCTCGGTCGTCTTCACCGCCATAGACCCAAATACCAGCGCGCCGCTCGGCGGCCAAGTGATCGCGGTCGGTTTCACGGTTTCCGACGGGACCTACCAGTACATCGTCCAGGACGGCGGGGTCACGTCCTCGAACGGTCAAAGCCTGCCGCTGTTCTGCATCGCGACGGTCTCCGGTTCGTGGGCGGTCCCGTCGGGAAGCGTGACGCAACTCGTCACGGCAGAACCGCCGGACGTCAACCTGACGTGCTCCAACCCGCAGCCGGGCTTCGCCGGTCTCGCCGCGGAGACGACGGAGCAATTCCGCGCGCGCGTCCTGATGGCGGGCCAAGCGATCGGGACCGGGACCGAATCGCTCCTCAAGACGCAGTTGTTCCAGGTTTCCGGCGTCCAGCAGCGGCTCGTCTCCGTGCGCCAGCAGGGGGCGGCTTGGGAGGTGATCGTCGGCGGCGGCGACCCGTATCAGGTTGCCGGGGCTATCTACGCCTCGGGGGTAAACATCGCCGGGCTGGTCGGATCGACGCTTTCGGTGACGAACATCACCAATGCGAACCCCGGGGTGGTGACGACGAACCTCAACCATGGCTTCGCGACCGGGCAAGTCATAACGATGGCCGGCATCGTCGGGATGACGCCGCTCAACGGGATACCGCTCACGATCACGGTTCTGACGGAGAAGACCTTCAGCATCGGCGTCGACACGACGGGTTATCCGCTCTACGTCAGCGGCGGCGTGGTTTCCCCGAACCTGCGCAATGCCACGCCGAACATCCGGGACGCGCCGGACCTTTACACGGTCCCCTTCGTCATCCCGCCGCAGCAGACGGTGACGATCGCGGTGACCTGGAACACGACGCTGCCGAACTTCGTCTCGCAGGCGGCGGTCGCGCAACTCGCCGCCACGGCAATCGCGGCCTACATCAATGGGATCGAGGTAGGGGCCCCGATCAGCCTGCTCGAGCTTGGGACGACGTTCGCCGCCGCGGTGATTTCCGTCATCGACCCGTCGACGATCTCGGTCCTGACGTTCGTCGTTTCGATCAACGGGGTCTCGACGGCGCCGACCGGACAGTTAGTCCAGGGCGATCCGGAGAGCTATATGTTTTCAACGGTCGCCGGCATCGCCGTAACGCAGGTCTAGCATGGCGAGCCCGGTCTCCCTTTACGCGCCAGCGGCGACCGTCGTCACGGTGGGCGGCCAGCCGATCACGGCGGCCTATGGGCCTTTGCTCGGCGGCTTCATCCAGAATCCGTATAGCAACATCGACCAGGGGACGATCTTCGCGGAGCCGCTGTTCGTCAGCATCGATGGCCCTGCGGCGCTCTCCGACACCGGAACGACGACACGCCTCGAGGCCGGGGGCATTTTTCAGATCCCGCCGGGGCTAACCGGGAACGTCAGCGTCAACGCGGAAACCTCCGGGCACAAGTTCTCTGGGGTGGTCTTCCAATCTTCGACCCCGTTCCCGCCGACGCCGCAACCCGGCACTTTCCCGCCGTCCGAGCCGACGGTGGTGACGACCGTCATCCCGTCCTACCTCTACCAGCAATACCAGGACGACGACGATCTCCAGGCTTTCGTCGAGGCTTACAACGCCCTGGCACAGGGTTACGTCGACTGGTTCGTGAACACGCCGCTTCCGGTCTACACGAACGCCCTGAT